CGGGATTAATGACGACGAGTTTTACAACGGTGGAATACCTAGTGCATTTCTCTTTTGAAGCTCCTTAACAACTTCTGTCTCACGCTTGCGTTGAGCCTTCTCCTCATCTGTCATCTTCGCTTTACGGGTCGTCTTCTTTTGTTCCGCAGCCGGTTTAGTCTTGGCGGTCTTTGAGGCATTTAACTTCTCCTTAAGACTTTTGACTTCTGCTTCAAGCTTCTCAATCTTCTTTCCAAGTCCAGTTGCATTCTTACAAAACTCATCTACTTGAGCGCGAAGAGACATTATTAAATACTGCGAAGAGTTTTCTTGGAGCCTCGCCTTGCACGACGAGTTCCGCCATTCTGTTTTAAGAACCTAATTTTTGATTCAAGGTCTTTCACAGTTTTATTGGCACTTGCTTTTTTAGGGTCTTCTCTCTCATCCTTGAATTCCATAAGATTTTTAATGTCTCTATCTGACTTGCCTGGAAAGAGTTTTTTAAGCTTCTCCTTTGCGGCCTCAAGTTTCTTCTCTGCTGTCTTAATCTGCTTTTCCAAACTAGGCATTTATTATACGCTCTGAATAAATTCCCAGTTGAGATAGTCGCAAATCTTCTTCCAAATCTGGTCGTGGGCGATCAAGCGGTCTCTTGATTTCAACAATGGAAAGAACACTTTGTATTCATCTAAGTCCAGCAACTCAAAGAACTTATACAAAATGTAGGAATAGGACAAAAAGTTCGTTCGGTCGTTCGGACAATACAACAAGAAAGGAGCCTGAATTTCCTGAAACATCGCTCTAACCTTTTCCTCAATTTCAGGGGTAATGGTTGGTGGAGGATTACCATTCAATCTACTTAAAATATGCGCTCGGTGTTCATAATACTTTGACCTACCTAGCTTCTTCAAAATCTGTCTCGTATCTTCTTCAGACAAATCCGCAATATTATCAATCCTACGTTTCTTGATTTCCAAGATCACTTCATTCATCACTTCTTCAGGGATAATGGTAGATTCTTTGGCTTGAAACTGGTTCAAAATCTCATTCAAATGATTAATCTTCTTGTAGGCATAGTTATTACGTTCCTTTGGTGGATCACGGAAACTTGGAAAATCTGAAACGACTAACGCATACTCTTCAGAACCGCACGAAGGACATACTAAAATACCTTCTGAACTGATTTCTTCACGGGCTACATTACATGCAGAACAATGTTCAGTCAGTAACTGTGACGCTTCGGGACCGTTACTCAACTTCATACGAGATACATACTCGTCAAAGATCTGCTTCTTAGTTAACCCTGCATCCACAGCTGGCGTATTTGCGACAAAGAATTTGAGGAAAGTATTGGTCTCTTTAGTTGGAGCTATAGAAGGACTGGATCCATTGGTTTCCTTTCCGTAATAATCAAGCAGAATATCCATGTTTTTCATGTAATATTCTTCAACTGGATTAGCCTTAGAAAGTTCCTCTTCAATCTCGCGAATCTGCAAATCAATCTGCGAACACTTTACGATTTCAGTGAGTTCAATGGATGTACTCAAAGTTTCACGTTGTTCTATCAGCGCATCCAACTTAGTTTTTAGTTCATCTTGCTTTGTTTCAGAAGACCTTAAACCCTGAACTTGCTCTTGATGAACTGAATCTAACGTTCCCATAGAAGAAGAGCTACCTCCAATCTCTCTTGTCTTCCGAATTCTGAATACGTCCATTTACAAACTCTTCAGTCTGCTTCCTGAAGACCGGATTTGTAAACATGCAAGGTCTTTGTTTTTTCATCATACCCATCATAGATTCATAAGGCAAACAAAAATGTGACGTAACATAGGTCAAAGTTAAAAATGCCGAACGATTGATTCCACATTGACAATGAATAAAGACTGTGTTGGATCCAGGCTCACGTAAGAATGACGTCAGAGTTTCTTCAAATTTAGGATACCAGTCGAGAATATTACTAGTCAATGAGTCTTCAGCATTCAAACATACATATCGATCTGGAAAGGATTTCTTAAACCAATTAGGTGAATGTTCTGGATATGCGCAGTTAATAACATGTGTAATACCATATTTGCGAATAAATGAAAGTGTAAGCATTTCACCTGCTCCAACCAAGATACGAGGATAGAACCATGCAGGTGATTCAACCATATAGTTAGGTCGAAGAAACATTACTACTTTAAAGAGCCTTGTCTTTAATCGAGACAAAGCCAGCGTCTTCATATCGCATCAATATATGTGGAGGTAATGGACCATTAGGAACTTCTTTGTATCCTCCTGTGTGATCACGATGAATAGATTCAAGATGTTTGAGTTTATTGAAATAGTAATGAATCCAATCAAGAGCCATTAATAATGGCCTTCCTTTTGTGATTTCTCCTTGAAAGGAAATGCCTTTTTGCTTTACAAGACCCGATTCAATCAAACGAATCGCAATGTAGGTTGTATATTTTCTCAATGGAATTCTAGTAAGTTCAAAAGGATGGTCACACACAAGCTTTTGAAACTCGGGGACTAGTTCGGGAATGAGTTCAGGTATGTGTTTCAGATTGTAATATCCATAATAGAGTTCATCTTTAGAGATAGGAACGCTCAGAGTGTCGTAGATAAATGTACGACATGCGGAACATTGGTGTGGAGTCATTATTACTTTCGAGATTTCTTTGATTTACGACTCTGGGTTCGTTTTTTACGGAATGTAATACGACCTCTACCTTTTGGTTGAACACCTAAAAACCTACGAATACGATCCACTGGACCCGTTCCTGGAGTAGAATCCTGGTTTGTATTTTTTTCATAGACATCTCGAATTGCCTGATCGGTTGCCTTTTTTCCAGTTGCTTTAGCTATCACAAATCGTCGAAAAAACTCACCACATGTTTCATCATGTTTTGGTTGAATTTTAAGCTTTGGACAATTTGCAAATACGTAGCCTGCAGGTGCATTCTTAATTCCTTCTGGACAAAGTCCTGTAATAGTAGTAAGATTTGGATTATTATGACATCTAAATGATCGAAGTCCTTCAGGAAGAGCTGGTAATGTAGTTAGTTCTTCATTTTGTGAAATCTGAAGATATCTAAGTTCTTTAGGAAAGGGTGGTAATGAATGAAAACTGAGTCCATGAAAATATAAACTTCCTATAACTGGTCTAAAGTTTTCAAAGGTTATATCAACTAAGTGACTATCGCGTCCGTAGTCATGAGTTGTCATTGTTAAGTGTTAATATTTTCTCTTCTTAATACTCTGCTTTCTATTTTTACGCAGTGTCTTACGTTTGGACTTCTTGGACTTACGGGTCTTTTTACGACCACCTAATGAACCTGCAGGCACTAATTGAGCTGTATACCAGTTCACACCTACAATGGGTTTTCGCGTAATTGGATCTATGAAGTTTGATAGTCCTTGAGACCATAAGTTATTTAATGAGTTAGGAAAGTAGTAGCTTGATTTAGCAATCGTTTCTTCTTCGTCTGCTGGTATTCTTTCTCCTTCTTTTTCTGAACCTAAAAACTTTCCTACAATCTGTCCTACAACTGAACCTTCTTCAATATCGTCCGATGAAATTGCATCAGCTGAACCTGTTTCAATTTTTTTTAAAGGAGGAGCTTCTGGAGGTGTAAGATAAGCTGGAGGTGGATCTGGTTGAGGAATTTCTTCCTCTTCTTCATGAGCTTCAGCTCTAAACAATGTTCCAGTAGATCCTGATCGTATATTTACAATGCGAATTGCAAGATCAACATCATCACCTTCTACAACATGAAGAATATTACGATCACGACCATGAAATGCTAAATGCATTGGTCCATTAAATGAGGCTCGTCTTCCTACACCATCTGTATTTCTTTGATTTCCATCACCTGCTACAGTAGTCACTACACCTGCAGGGGTAATCTTACGAATACGATTATTATTAAAATCAGCAACATAGATATTTCCATCTCCACCGACTACAAGTCCATGAGGTTGATTAAAAGTTGCCTGATTTCCAGTTCCATCTCTATATCCATTTACACGATTGTTTCCAGCAAGAATACTTAATGTAGATCCTGTTAGTTTAAAGATACAATGACATCCAAAAGATGTAAAATACAAATTTTCAGATCTGTCTACAGCAAGATAATCAATTTCATCAAATCGTAAATTTACATCTGAGCCATCTGAGTCTATATTCAACGTAGTAACAACTCCAGCAGGTGTTATTTTACGTATTACGGTTCCTAAATCATCCGCTACATATAAGTTTCCAGTTGGATCTGCTGTGATACATGATATAAGTTTAAATCTTGCTTCAGTTCCAGTTCCGTCTCTAATTTCTCTAGTTCCATTACCAGCAAATGTAGTTACAGTTCCATCAGCACTTATTCTACGGATTTTGTAGTTCCAGGTATCTACTACAAACAAAAATCTATCAAAGTATACGATACCTTTTGGTCCATAAAATGTTGCTTCTGTTCCAACTCCATCTTGAGATCCTCTTGGAGATTGACCTACAAATATTGACACATATATTCCTTCAAGAAATCGTAAAATAGTATTATTTCTGTTTTCATCTACAATACGATTCCGAAAACTTGACATAAAAACATTACCATTAGGGTCTACTGCGATAGGATTTGAGTTTATGTATCTCATTACTATAATGTATTTAAAATATTCACCAGCTCGTCTCCTTCTCTAGACGTCTGTCCCAAATTGGATCGGTGAATGGTTCAGATTCTATCTTAGAAGGAGGAGCAAACTTTAGAGCAATTTTAAGTCTATTGTTTTCAGATCCGTAATAATACGCTTGAACGTATTTACCGCAATACTTTTCAAGTTCTTCAAGCAGCGAATATTCGTTCAAAACACTTTCAACATCAAATTTGATTGAACGGAAGGTAATTGTACTGTCTAAAGTACAGAGTTCAATTTGAGGATCAATCCTTGCTTCTAAGCACTCTGCAAATGATTGTTTAATATTTCTTTTAAGAGCAGCATCCATCAAAATAGAGTTCAAGTAGATTGAAAACTCTATTTTACCTTGTTGGTTTCGTAGTTGTATGAGTTCTCTAATATCTTGATCAGAGAGAATAGGTGTCATTTTGTATGAATTAATCAGTTCTGCTTAAATGTCTTCCATTTTATCGCCTAATTGTGCGCTTACGTCTATGTCTTCGCTTACGTGTTTTAAGTCCCTTACCAAACTTTTCTTTAGTTGCCTCGTAATCAACTGCACCTGGCATTGCTTTTAGTTCTCCCATAGCAAT